AGGGTGGAGAAGTTAGAATAATCAATGACGATGAAGTTATTGCAACCATTGTCGATCCTGACGACATAAAAACATACGGAGCTTAGTATGCAAGAAGATGTTAAAATTGAAGAAATTGAAGAAGAAGGTCAAGAAATAGAAATAGAGGAGCAAGGTGATGATATCAAAGACGAAGTTAGCGTTGATACCAAAGCTCCAGAGAAAGAAGAAAAAGAAGGTGATGAGCTTTCTGATTACTCTGATTCTGTTAAGAAACGTATTAGTAAACTTACGTCTAAGTTTCGAGAAGAAGAAAGACAACGGAATGAAGCACTTAAATTTGCTGAAGCTGTTAAGCAACAGAACGAAGAATTAAAAGCAAAACTTGATAAGCTAGACAACACTTACGTTGGCGAGTTTGACACAAGAGTTCAGTCTCAATCAATTGCTGCAAAAGAAGCGTATCGAAAAGCACATGAAGAAGGTGATGCTGATGCTCTGTATGATGCACAGCAAAACATTTCTAGAATTGCTTTGGAAGAAGCTAGATTAGCTCATTTAAAAGCAAACAGAGAAGAACAAGTTAAAGCTGCTGAAGGAAAAGCTGTTGAAGTTAAACAACCAACTCAGCAACCACAAGCTAAACCAGATCCAAAAGCAGAAGATTGGGCACAGAAAAATTCTTGGTTTGGACAAGATCAACCTATGACCTATGCAGCTTTTGGGCTACACAAGCAACTAATTGAAGATGAGGGGTTTGACGCAACGTCAGATGAGTACTATACTGAATTAGATAACCGGATTAGGACGGAGTTTCCGCACAAGTTTCAAGAAACTCCTAAGAAATCCAATAGTCCCAGAGTCGCCTCTGCTGGGACAACGGCTTCCAAGTCGTCAACACCAAAGGGACGCAGAACAGTCAAGTTGTCTGCCTCGCAAATTGCTATTGCGAGAAGGCTGAATGTTCCGCTCGAAGAATATGCTAAGTATGTGAAGGAGTAAAACATGGCAGATAACAGAACAACACGAGATAATGCAAGTCGTGCAAAGACCCCGGCAAGAAGAAAACCGTGGGCACCACCATCAAAGTTGGCTATGCCAGAAGCACCCGCTGGGTACAAGCATCGTTGGATTAGAACTCATTTAAGAGGTGAGGATGATAAAACGAATATGCACTCAAGAATTCGGGAAGGCTGGGAACCAGTAAGAGCGGATGAATATCCCGATGCTGGAGATATGTTTCCAACTATTGAAGAGGGTAAGAATGCAGGGGTAATTGGTGTAGGTGGTTTAATGCTTGCACGAATACCAGAAGAAACGGTAGCAGAAAGAACTGAATATTATCGGGACCAGACCCGCAACCAGATGAAAGCCGTGGATGAAAACCTAATGAGGGAACAGCATCCCTCAATGCCGATTCATAATGATAGGCAAAGTCGTGTATCTTTCGGTGGGAAAGCAAAACCTACCGAGTAACTATAATGAAGTAAAAAGGAGCTAAAAAATGGCAAATGCAAATGTCAAATTTGGGATGAAGCCTATTAGTGTTATTGGTGGTGGCATCAATTCGACTAATCAGTACTTTATCAAAAGCGATGCTTCAGCGATTTTTCAGGGTTCTCCAGTTGAAGTCGAGTTGACAGGTGGAACCGCAGCAATCATAACAAGTGCAGGAGGAGATCAAAAACAACTCCTTGGTGTATTTGCTGGTTGTGAATACGTTGATGCAAGTACAGGAAAACTAACATTTAAGAATCAATGGGGTGGAGATGGCACAGCCAACACTAACTTTGATATTAAATGTTTTATTTACGATAATCCGATGCAGAAATATATTATTGCATCAGATGGTACGAATACTAGTAGAGCTACAGCAAAGGTAGATATATTTAAAACAGCAATATTGGCAACTGCCACTGCTGGAAATTCCACAACTGGTATTTCAAGTGCTATGATAGATATATCTTCAGCAGAAGCATCTGATGCCTCCAATCCACTAATGATTGTAGGAATTCACGAAGATGTAACTAACGCTGATCATTCGGCTGGTGGTATTTCGTATATCGTTAAAATCAACAATCATGTGTTCGCTAGTTCTTCTGGTGACGCTGATGCTGCTATATCATAAGGAGTAATTAACTATGGCAATTTCAAGAGCACAACTTGCTAAAGAATTAGAGCCTGGCTTAAACGCTCTCTTTGGTATGGAATACGACAGATATGAAGGTCAGCATTCTGAAATCTTCGACACCGAGTCATCTGACAGAGCGTTTGAAGAAGAAGTAATGTTGAGTGGATTTGGTGCAGCCCCTACTAAGTCAGAGGGTAATGCAGTAACATTTGACGATGCAAACGAGGCTTATACTGCAAGGTATAACCATGAGACAGTTGCAATGGCATTCTCAATAACAGAAGAAGCCGTAGAGGATAACCTTTATGACAAAATCTCTTCACGTTATACGAGAGCACTTGCTAGATCTATGGCACATACTAAGCAAGTAAAAGCAGCGGGAGTGTTAAATAATGCATTCGACACATCAGTACTTGGTGGTGACGGAAAAGCATTATGTGTAACAGATCACCCATTAACAAATGGTGGTACGTTAGACAATGTTTCAGCAGCCGATCTTAACGAAACATCTTTGGAAGATGCATTAATCAGTATTGCAGGTTTTACTGATGAGCGTGGATTAATTATTGCTCTAAGAGGCATGAAGTTAATTATACCTCGTCAACTACAATTTGTGGCTGAAAGATTAATGGCTTCTAACCTTAGACCAGGAACAGCAGACAACGATGTCAACGCACATCAATCAATGGGTATGTTACCAAATGGTTATGTGGTCAATGATTTCTTGACAGACACGGATGCTTTCTTCATTAAGACAGACGCACCAAATGGCTTAAAGCATTTTGAAAGAATGTCTTTATCAACAGCTATGGATCCAGACTTTGAGACAGGAAACATGAGATATAAAGCAAGAGAAAGATATTCTTTTGGTTTCTCTGATCCTCGTGCCATGTTTGGTTCACCAGGAGCGTAAGCTTTTAAAACTTTAATTAAAAAAAGGGCAGTTACATACTGCCCTTTTTTGTGTATAATAAACTAAACCTAACAGTTACATAATGTAACTGACATTTGCCAAGATAGGAGATTCAAATGGCTAATACAACTTTCAAAGGTAATGTCCGATCTGAAAATGGACTTACCGTTTTTAATACTGCTGCCACAACAGGCGTAGAAACTACTAAAGCAACAATAGACTCAAGTGGAAATACTTCTCTTAGTGGAACTTTAGCAGTAACAGGTAATACAACTCTTGCTAATTTTAATGGAATGACTTCATTCTTTAATGAAGGTGTTGGAACAACAATGCTTGGTTTAAATCCACAATGGAATCAAAACTTCGGTAAGTTTGGTGCAACAGGTGTTGTAGCTAATATAGATGATGTTCTTACTGAGCCAATTACAGCTCTTAAATTAGCTATTGCTCTTGAAGGTATAGCTGGACAAACAGCCGTTCCTACAGCAGCACAAACAAGTGCTATTTTTGGTGGAACAGGTGTTGTTGGTACAGACTTTTCAATTGCCGCAGGTGCTACATCGATTGCAGCTAATCAAAGTGTTGTAAGATATAATGGTAATGTTGGTTCTACTTTAGCTTTAACAGCTTCAACAACTGATCTTGCTTCAGACACACACAAAAGTTTAATTATTTTTAACAATAATGTTATAGCTGCATCAGCATTATTAACATTACAAGTTCATACAAATAACGAACTTGATGCGTCATCTTTTGAAGCCTTTGTTACAGGTGCTGGAACTAATGTACTAGAGCGTGAAGCAGGAACTACAGATGCACATGCTAAGATTATCTTAACAGCTTCTGGAGCAGCAACAACAATACTAGCAGGTTCATATATTTATTTTGAAGCCGCCAACAATACAGATGAGATGGCAGTGAAGATGATGATTAGAACATCTGGTGGAACTATAGCAGTTACAACAGCTAACAACTAATCGATAGTGGGGGTTAATTACCCCCACACTTTTATAAGGAGAATAATATGGGAATGTCAGGTGGTAAGTCAGACGTAAAACC